CTTCGTGGCCTGTTTCATTGGTCAGCTTCACGGCTATCCAGACACTGCCCCTCGCGTGTTTGGTCAGGAAAGCGACTTGGTGGGCAGAAATGTTGACGCTCATGTTGGCCGTGGTCTTCAGTTCAACCATATGCCAATCACCCTGACTGTCCATGATCAGGACATCCGGCACCCCCAACGTGGCTCTGGATTCTAAACGCGTGGCTGACCAATCAGGAAAGTTGTCCCTCATCGCTTTCTTCAGAGACTGCCAGAAGCTGGCCTCCCTCTGCTTCTTCGGCTTGGTCTTCGTCTCCAGTATGTCCATCAACCACATCCTCGGCTAACCTTTCACGCGCCCGCTTTCTGTTGCCCGCTTCCTCTGCTCCCGCATCATGAGTCAAGGGGGCATAGGTCTGCTTCAATTCGTTCAAAGCTTTCATGACCTCTTCCTTGCTCATTTGGTCAATCGTGCCGTGCCGGATCTCCGTCTTGTTAACGTAGATGTCGCCCTGCGCCTGACCCCTACGGTATTCCGCCTGCACTGCCGCACTAAACGCTCCGCTCTCCAAAGCCGCATCCCGGATGATTTGCAGATCTCTCAGGTGCCGCTGGTATTCCACGCCGTATTTTTGGTCAAGCTCCTGCCGATACTCTCGGATGGCTCTACAAACATGGGGAGAAATGCGGGGATTAGTCAATTCAGAAGCCCGGACATGAGCCGACTTCTCGGGGTAACCGGCATTGATTGCTGCTTCGCGCATGGTGATCTGCCCGTCTTTCGCGACAAGCTCTCGTACAAACAGTTCCTGCCTACGATTCAGACGCTTTTCTGCTAGCGGGGGTCGGTTTGTCTGCTGACGCTTCGCTTCGGGCAAAGCCGCCGCTTTGGTGTCCAAAACATTGGCGTATCTGTTCTTAGCCACAAGGCCTCCGTATCCGAGTAAGTTGGCATAACTTAACTTAAAAAGCCCAATCTATATAGTATTTCTACAGAAAAACAAAAATATTTTTTTCAAAACTCAGAAGCCCTTATGTGGATAGCTTGATTAAGCTCTCTGAACAAGCATAAATGTAACGGCGTAACCTTGGCGTAACCACAAAAACCCAGTATTTATGCGGCCTTCAGGCCCGAGTTACGCCGGTTACGCCGGTTACGCCATTTTTCAATTTTATTTTTTATTTTTTTATTTCTCTGGGAAAACACTATATAGAAAGGCGTTTTAAGAGCTTTGGTCCGAGGGCCATGCAACGTAGTCCGTGAGAATCACATGACAGCCGTCACGCAATTCGTCTGCGGCACAATCCCAAAGGAGATGACCTTCATATCCTTGGCTGAGTAAGATTTTCCAAGCGAGCAAAGCATCTGTGTCGCTTCCTCCACTGCCATTACCTACCCAATACATGTGCCAGCCTTCTTTATCCTCTTGGGGTACTCTAAGGTGTAGGTGTTCGTCATATTCCTTCACACCTTCGGAGGACCGCAAGACCTCAAAACGAAGCGGTTTCTCCCAGAAAAAAGCGGTGGTGCTGGTATGCACCAAAAAATTGAAGTCGTCCATGTCGAATGACAGGGTGCACTTGTCGGTTTCTTCAAGGACTTTAAGCAGTACGGTAGCTTCCATCACGATAGTCTCTCTTCTAGTGGCTGTACGAGCCGGTAGATATTACCTTCATAGGTCGTTTGCCGAGGTCCTACAAAGCTGGGTTTGACGTAAATCTTTTGTTGATACTGGGGGTGGTGCCTGAACCGTGGGTGGTTTAGCGTCTTCCAGTGGCCTCTACGGCGGTGTGGCTTGGGTGAAGCGTGGGTGCCGGTCCCTTCTTTCTGCGTGGTGGGCATCCGGTCGAGGAACAGAATGTGTGGCCCGCTGGCCGTGAGCCATGGTCGGTTTTTGTACAGGGAGCTTTTCTTCGAGGCTTTGGCCTTGTTGTTGGTAGGGGCTACTTCGACAATGTGCTTATCGCCGTACTTTGCATACAGCCAAAGTATTTGCGCTCTTTCAAAAACACCGGCGGCGAGTTCGTCAATACCAGATACAATATCTCCCCAATATTCTAGAGTCTCGTTGGTAGGCTGACTGTGAACTATCTGGGGATTTGTTAGGCTGAGTTGCCCGAGTTTATCTACTTTAAAACCCACAAAACCTCGCCACGTGCACACATCTAATGATGGCTCGGTTGGACAGTAAAAGCATAAATCTAAAAACTTTATCCGACAGTTTTCAAAAAGTTGGTCTTTCCATTTTCCAACCTCATAATCCAAGTGGTTCCGAGGGTGTTTTTCACTTTGATCAATGTTAGTAAAAGCCGCCCAAATAATGGTTTCGTGTTGACGAAAGTTTTCTCCCTCTTCCGGACTAAACTCAATTTTATCTTTGAAATGAAACACAAATTCGTCAAAAACAGGTTCTGCTACTTCGTGTTCACGTCCACCTTGCGTTAAAAAATCGTCATGATACCAATTGAACATAGAACTTGAGTCGAAAAAATGATCGCCTAAAGAAACTAAAGGCAGAGTTAGGGCTAGCTCTACATTTTCTTTAACGTTTTTGAAAACTTCCGGGCGGCTAAATTTTTTAGCTTGAGTTAAAATGCGGCGGATAATGTCTTTGTCTGGACGTTGCACGGTTTTCTCCCTTGGTTCCACGTAGAACAAAAGGAGGTTACCGCGTTTTACTCCCATACGTCAAGGGACAAAAAAACCGTAGTAAAGGGCTAGGACGGCGACGATGCCGAGGGCAAACAGGTGTTCAGGGATGTCATCAAAATGCATGGGTAAAGGCCCGTGGTCAGAGAATCAGTAACACTCCCACGCAGATAGCGAGAAGTATTCCAGCCACCACTACGGCGGCACTAACAAACAGTTGCCCTATTCGGTCACTCATTTACTTCCTCCTCAACGTCTTCTTCGCAAGGGGTTTGGGCAAAGCCGTCGCCGCATAGCCCGAGGCTACGCTGGGCGGCGTCATTCATTAACGCCACGTTCAGTAATAACGCCAATATAAACAAGGACAGCGTTATCCAATCGCCACGCGTTAAAGCTCTAGTGGAGCGCCTTTGTTTCGGCAAGATAATGTTCTCTTTCGGCCATAAGGTAGTCGGTATAAACGACAAAGCCTATGTGGCACAGGCTGGCGAAGAACTCTTGCTCATCTTCCGCCAACAGAGTTGTCATGAAATTTTTGCTGTTAACGTCGCCAACCCACATACCGTTGGTGGTGGAGTTGAGGACAAAGTCGAGAAACGCTTCATCCTCTTCTAAAAGCTTGGCGATATCCCGACGTTCTTTCTCGCTCAAATCTCTCATCTAAACCTGTTGCCAAGTAAGGCTTTGGACCTTTCAAGGCAACGATTGTATGACTTACAGCAGTAATTGTCTGCCCGTGGCGTCAGCACTAAGTCAAGGGTTTTACCGAAGACGTTCCAGAGGCGTGTATCGGTTCTGAAGGCCCGGCTGGATAGGGTTTCGGCGGGGTTACCGCCGATCAGAGCGTTGATTGCCATGGACACGCCATCAATCAAATCGATGACATAAAAACCGGCTTGTTTTAAAGCTTTTTTGGCTCGGGGGTAGTGGTTTATATCTAACCCAGAAATGTCCACGACAATTTTTGATTCACTCACCCCACAATCCCTACTAAGCTCATGATTAAAATGATGCCGCCGAAAATGGCATATTCCTTCCAGCCCATGGGCTTGAACTTCTCCTTCTCTGGCTCTTGGTCCGTGGTCCCTGACGCTCCGACGCCGCCCACTGTCACCCAAGCTTCGTTCTCCGGGGTGTCGGGGTTATCGGCTATGAATTGTCCGCTTTTAGTTCGTGCTCTTTTTTGTTTAGCCATCACGCTCTCCTAATTGTCATAATTCAACGTAAGTTCTTCACCGGATTGGATGTCTTGTGTAGTCACAAGGTTATAGACGCGATAATCGTCCCAATCTTGAGTCAGCACCAAGACACAATTTGGTTCTTCAGAATGATTAACAAATCCGCCTAACGGGGTTCGTATGTAGCCTTGGATCATGGGGACTTTGATATGGGTTTCGCCAAGATCAATGTCTGCTTCAATGTCTTCCAAAGCAAAAATACCTAAACCCTCTACATCACTCTCGGCCACGGTCAAGTAATCGGGTAAAGGCTTGTAATAAAAACGGTTATACCGGATAAGAGTTCTCCTGTAGCGTTGTACGATGAGCCTTATAAGTTAGCATACACAGGAGTTGAAGGCAAAAAAAACCCGGCTCTAGGGTGCCGGGTTGGGATCAGGGCCATCGTTCACTTTGGGAGAAAACTAGAAGATCCCTAACAACGTTTGGTAGGCTTTTAGGAGCCGTTTTTAACGTAACACTCCGGTCGGATAATTTCAAGGACTTCCATCGTTGCGTTTTCTAGTACAACAACGGACAAATCTTTTTGAATGGCCACGGACTTTTTGAGTCGGTTAGCGGTTTGTTGCCCAGCTTGTAAAGAGATCAGTACGTCGTCCGAAGGATGCGTGGCGTTTTTAACCATGTCGCGTAACATCTTTTGCATCTTGCTCTCGCTGTGCCTCGCCCTTGGCGTCTAATAATTGTTGCCAGATCTCCAGCTTATCAAACTGATCCTTGGACACCGTACCTTTTTCAAAGTCCTGCTCAAACTTTTTCAAAGCTTTATCGAACTCTTGCTGGATGGTCATATGCTAAAGCTCTTGGAACTTAGTGGAGTGTCGTTCTCTTTCTTGAACGTGTCCACCTGTTCAGAGATGTATTCCTGATCACGATTGGATAGGTTCTGCATCTTCCATTGCTCATGAATGTAGCGCAGTTGTCCGCTAATCGTGCGGCCTTCGACACGGGCAATGACCACCAATTCCTCGTACACCTCCCGAGGTAACAAAGTGGATTTCCATTTAGTCGTATCCATTTGATTCTCCTAAATATTTCCCATCTTCTTATGGTACGCAACACACATTTTGTGTTGCTCCAAAATCAGATCCTTTGATTGTCCGTAATATTTGACGGCCATTCTTTTTTCAATCAACAGGTCGTTGAGGCTGTCATCCCCACCGTTGATATAAATTTCGGCCAAGATGCGCCCGAACTTACCTTCCTTGTGAGTCTTGATCGTGACTTCCTTACCCACGGGCAATGCATCTTGAACAAACTGTTTGGCCAGTTTGCCAAGGCTTTTCAGATCTTCAGAGCCTCCCCGGACCATTCTTGTTTCCGCTGTGTCCAACCCCATCAACCGCGTCGTTTGGCGCGTGAAGATAGAAAATCCACAATCAACGTCCAGAGTCACTGTATCGCCGTCCACGCACCGCACTACGGACGCCGCATAGCTGAAGTCAGGCTTCATCAACCTTGCCAGCCGTCGTCGTCCTCATCATATTTACCATCACCATTGGTGTCGCACGACCTTTGGAATGTCTGCATACCAAACGTATACCCCTCGCTCCAAGGGACATATTGCTTGCACCATTCGTGTGAGCCGGGTTGCAAGCCGTCCCATGGCGTTTCGATATAGTCTCGCTGGGTGTTAGGAGGTAGCACTTTGAAATACACAGACCCAGAAGCATACTCTCGCTTAACAAAAACTATCTCATGCGTGACATAGGCTTCTTCTTTCGGCTCCAGCGTGTAAGTAGAACCATCTTCATAGTCAATGTATGTTTGCGCTGAAACTCCGAAAGAAGCCAGCAAGGTAACAATAAAAGCTAAAGATTTCATAAAGTAATCCTCCGTATCGGATAATATAAGGTAGGATATGAGATTAGTCAACCTCCTCACCCTCACCCCAGCTTGGACCGTAGTCCATGTCGCACTTGTTAGGAACTTGCAAAGGTACTGCTTGTTCCATGATATCCGCTAGTTCGCGGGCTTGCTCTTTGCTCTCAACAGAGAACGCCAACTCATCGTGCACCTGTAACATGGGCACGTGACCTGCTTCACACACATTAACCATAGCCTGCTTGGTCATGTCTGCGGCGGATGCTTGGATCAGACGGTTCAGGGCTTTGTAGGTGTAGGCCCGTCGTAGTCTGGTCGTTGGCCCGTGGGCCGCGATTGCTTCGTCGCGGGGCAGGGCTTTATGCATTTCAAACGCGTCGGGTTCCCAGAGGTCAAAGCGGCATTTCCTACCGCGCAGGGAGCGCACACTGCCGGATGACCGGGGGTCTTCCAGCTTCTTCTGTACGCCTTTCATGAGTCCTTTCACAAACGGTACGCGCTTGTGGTATTGCTGTGTCAGAGCTTTTGCCTCGTCCACGCTGACATCCAGTTGATCTGACAATTTATTGACGCCCATCCCATACATCATACCAAGATTGATGACTTTTGCTTGTTTTCTGGGAATGCGGGCCATCTCGCTGACCATGGTATGGAAGTCCATGTTGCGGTCTGTGCGATACGCCTCCACGAAAGCCTCGACGCCCTCCAACGGCATACCTTTGTAGTCACCGTAGTTCTTGGCGAAGTGGACCAAGATCCGTGGTTCTTGTTGCGAGAAGTCTACAGCCGCCCACTGCTGTCCCTCTTCCGGTAGGAATAGTGAGCGAATCATGGGGCCTAACTCTGGATCGCGGGCCGGGATCTGTTGCAGGTTGGGTGAGTTCATGGAGATGCGGCCTGAGACGGTGCCCCCGTCGTCAGACCGTAGCTGGTTGATGTGGCTGTGGATTCTGCCGTCATGCACGTACTTCAGGATGCCATCGATAAAGGAGCCGCTGGTCTTGTTGAGGTTGCGGGCTTTAACGATCCACTTGGCGAGGTCGTGGTTATGTTCTGACAGGAACGATTTGGTAAAGCTGGGTGCCCCTTTCTCTGTGCTGGGGTAGGGAATGCTCAGTTTGTCGAAAGCCTTGGAGATAGATTGCGCG